CTAAAGTGCCTTGTGCAGCCGTAGCATAATCAGAAGAAGCAAAAGCTTTAACCTGTGCAAGGTTGGTGACTTCAGAATCCATCAACGCGCCAGCGGCTGTTACGTTGGTTGTGTCTGTTACGTCAGCACTAGCTTCGATACCGTCGAGCTTTGTGCCGTCTGTGGCTACGTCTCGTCCATCGAAAGTGCTGTTGGTTGTGATAGCGCCTGTCATCGCTCCACCTATTTTAGGTAGTGCGGCATCGGCTGTGGTGCCCTGTGCAGCAGTAGCGTAGTCCGTAGAGGCTGTAGTGGCAGCAGTGCCTAAGCCTAGAGTAGTACGTGCAGCAGAAGCATTTGCATCGTCAATCAGTGTAGCACCAAAAGTCGAGACGGTTGAGGAATTTAGTTTAGTAGCACTGGCTACTGCAATATTGTCAAACTCGGTATTGATTTCTGTACCTTTAACAATCTTAGCAGGGTTACCAGATGGCAGAGAATCTTTAGTAGCAAAGTTGGTAGTTTTAGTATAGTTAGACATCAAGAAACCTGTTTAAGTATAAAGAAAGGAAAGAAGAAAAGGGGGACTCCGTTAAGAATCCCCCTAGTTTACTACTTACTACTTATGCATCTACGCAGAGTACGAAGCCAGCGTCTGGACGCAAGACCTTAGTGCCGTACAGAGTGTCAGCAGTGTACAAAGTTCCAAGGAACTCCTGCTTGTACTGAGTCTGTGAACGAACGCCCTGCTGTTCAGCCAGAACATAAGTGTCCTTGTGGATAAGCTGAGCAGCACGAACGCCTGATTCTGGAGTAGCAGCGTTAGTTGATACAAAGACATCAATTCCGTAGAGCTGACCAATCTTACCGTTCTGAACACCGCGACCATCTACGAAGTCAGAAGAGTTGTAGCGGTCAATGCCCATGATAGCGTTACGCAGTGAAGGTGGAACTACGAAGCAGCGGTTGTCCATAGGAACGTCTGCGTCATCCATCTTCTGAACCAAAGCACGGAAAGCTAGGTCAGAGAAAGCACCACACTGGGCAGCACCCTGTGCGCTATATGCTGCAAGAAGACCGGAAGTAGTGTCAATCTGGAAAGAAGCATTGTGAGTAAAGTCGCTACCGTCACCGTTACCCAGAGACTTAGCAAGGTTAGTCAGGTCAGTATCAACCTGCTTAGCCAGAGCGTAACCAGCATCGCCAGTGTAGAACTGACGGAGAGAAGCCAGAGCCTGAGTCTCGGTAATGTCTTCAATCATACGAGAGTATTCGAAGTGCTTGTTGATAACAACCTGTACTTCACCCTCAGTAGCGTTCTGAATGGTTACAGCTTGGCCTTCAACCTTAGCGTGAGCATCGCCACGAATAGGCTTAGGGATATGTACAACGTCGCCTTTCTTACCGGTCATGCCCAAAGACTTGACCAGAGGAGCCAGAACTAAGTTAGACTTGTATGCAGCAACAACTTCGTCACTCCAAATTTCTGGGATAAAAGTAGCAGCACTAGTGTTATCTACAGCGCCGCTCATGTTGGGATATGTTGAATCAGTCATGTTATAATACCTTATAATAAAAAGTTTAGTTAGCGGACTCTCTTCTCGGCATAAGCTCTAGTGATTTCATCAGATAAAGCTAAGTACCGTTCTGGATTGTCCTGCATTAGTTTAATAATGTCTGAGCGTCGATAAATCTTCTTTGCTCGCTGTTCTCCATTTCCTTTGGTGCTACCAGTAGAGGCAGCTTTAACAGCGGATTTCCTTGTCTGCTTCTCGGCAGCTACAGTCTGGGCTACGACACCTTGACGTTCTTTCCAGTTAGTGAAGAGTTCGTCGGCAGCTTCGAAGTCGTACTGTGTGTCTGCTTGAGCAAAGAGCTGTGTTCTAATCTTAGAAGCTTTAATCCAGCTAACAAACTTACCGTCCTGTATAATATTAGCCATGTCAGGATGACGTGCCTGTAATTTACTTTGTGCGGTTTGTCGGAGGTTGTTTAGATTAGAAGCCTCAGCCTTCTTAATTGAAGGGTGATTAGCGATAGCTCTTTCGACAGCCTTGTCGGGGTCGGAAAAGAAATCAATATCTTCGTCTACAGTTTCTTGCGCTGGTGTAGTGTTGTCGAGTTGTGTTTGTATGTAGCTATCAACGACTGAACGTAACTCCCCTACTTCTCCGCTTTGCTTTCCTAAAAGCTTCTCAGCTTCTTGGTGCATCCTTACAATCTCAGCGGTTGACTTTCCTTTGTACTTGTCGGGGATGTCATCTTCTTGAGGAGGTTCAGGGGTTAGCTCTTCTTGAGTTTCCTGTGTAATTTCCTCAATGTTACCTAGTTCTTCTTTGTCGTCTTCTAAACGCTCGTCTGGTAAAAGTGTTGCCATTATTAAACTCCGTACCTTTAGTATTATGGAGGTTTATATTATGCAAGGGTTCAACACACCTTATGAATTTGCCTTGCGTTCTTGTTTCAGTTGACTCTCTCGTTTCTTGACCCAATTGTCAGAAGAAATGCCGTTCCGCTTTTCAGTCCAAGTTCTGAAGGAAGACAACTGTTTTACTGCTCGTTGATTACATTCATTGCAGTCAACTTCTTTAGTGTCGCTACTGACGAATCGTTCATCAATATGTCCAGCTTCACATTTAAAATCAAACAAAGGCACCTTACTCAGCGCCTAAGTTGTCGTATGCGTCACGGACTTGCTCTTCTAAGTTCAGCAAAGAACCAATGACATAAAGTTGTCCCTTCCTAAAGAAGAGGTCTTTATCATCTTTCGTTGATTCTATTGAATTAATGCCTTTAGAGTTTGACTCTAGGTCTTCTTTTAAAGTCTTCCAACCTGATGTACGAAACATCGAAAGCATATCTTCGTAGTATTTTTCTAGTTCTTTGTTTGTGTCAGTCATTAACTGTTTCTCCTTAAAGGACAGTTTGTTATATAATTAAAGTAAAAGTTAAAGTATACTATAGTATATTATAACATATTTACAGGTGAATGTCAAGAACTATTTTATCTTTTTTTCTTCTTGTTAGTAGCTGCACGTTGTCCGCGCTTAGGCTTAGGCATTGATTTAGGTTTTGCTTTGCTTTTAGGTTTCATAGAATATTCGGGCATGCTCTTCTCCTCACTTACCATTTAACTTTATCGGCCCAGAAAGCCGCTGACATTTTACCTTTAGCTATGTTCTTACCGTGTCTAGCTTTAAAGCTTTTACGTTTAGCTTTCATTTTGTCTGTCTCACCTGCTTTAGGCTTACCTGCGGTCTTAGCTCCTTGCTCTCCAAAGCGAATGGTCTTAACCTTATCACCGGCCTTAGCAACTACTACGTGGCTCTTCTTAGGGTGGCTGGGGGTACGTTTTGGCTTATTGTACCCCGCTACACCTGCCTTAGCTAGCCTTGAGTCTGGTTTTTTTGTCGGCACTGGGAGCCTCCTTCGTGTTAACTTGTTCTTGAAGTTTGGTTACTTTTTTGTTGACTTCCGCAAAGGCGGAGTTGATTTCTTTTAGTACGTCGTTAAACTGTCGTTCTGTAATCATTGTGGCAATTGTCCTATAGTAGGTTGCATTGGTGGTTGTGGTTGTGGCTGAGCTGCTGGCTGCTCTACGTTGCCTTCCTTAACGGATACCTCACGCTCCTTGAGTAGCTGCTTAGAGATTTCAAGGCGACGCTTAAACTCTTTGTCGTCTGCATCTCCAACCTGTAGGTTAGTCGTTACAGCTTTGATACGGTCAATCTCAAGCTCCTGTGGTACAGCCTGTGCTTCAGCTAGTGCTTTAACTGCACGAGCTTCAGACTCCTTCGCTTGTCCGTTAAGAGCAGCAGTCTGTGAAGTTTGGAACTGCAACTGAGCTTTTTGTGTAGCTTGCTGTGCTTCCTGAGCCTGTGGGTTAGGCTGGTTAGCTTGGTCAAGCTTAGCAATAAGTTCTTCACGGTTGGACAAGTTCATGTTCTCAACGATAGACTTGACTAGCTCAGGGTACATCGGAGTATCTGGTGACATGGTTTGTAGTAACTGTACGAGCTGTGTGACTTCGTACTCACGGGCAATAATACCCAAAGAGCTAGACACATCAAACTTATAGTCAGCTACTGGGTAAAGCTCAGGCTCAAACTGCATATAGCGATGAGCAGCCTTGGTTACCAACGGAATAATAAACGACTCTTGGAAATTAATCAAAGTACGCTTGTGACGCTTAATGATAGCACCAAGACTCATGGAGATGCCTGAGGCTGTGCTTTGTCCATTAATACTGCCCGCAATACCGGCTGAGTCAATAGCACCTGTGGCGGTCTGTACCATTTGCTGTAGGGCACCTGCTTGCGCGAAGGTAATCTGACTGACCTGTCCAAAGTTAAACGGCTGTAGAATCTCAGAAGGGTTGCCGTTTGTCAAGATAACTTTGCCTGGACGTACTTCAGGTTTAGCACCACGGGGCATACGGGAAGCATCCATGGCAAGCATAGGATGTACAGTCAGTGCAAGAGCGTCGATTCTAGCGCGTAGTTCTGCGTCTAACGCCTTCTGGCTGTTGTACCCTTTCTCACATACTCCTCTGCCCCAAAAGCGGCTAGGAACGACATCCCAAGGGAATGCGATAACAGGACGGTCGCCCATCATGTAAGGATTCTTCTCAGCCTTTAAAAGAGTGCCGCCATCAGCGATAACAACAACAGCCTCAACATAATAGCTATCTTCCACCTCTTCATCCTCGGACAGAGTTACAGCTTCTTCCTCAGCGTCTGGGTCGGACATGGCTTCATCCAACAAGTAACGAGGCACGAGGCCGTAGTACTTAGTAAGACGTACTTTGTCGTCATCATAGGTAGTAGTCAGCTCATGGTCAGGCTCAATGTCAAAGTCAGGAGCTGCTGTACCTACGTCTGCTTCACGGTAGACACCATCTTCCTGCAACTGCTCTACAACGTGACGCGATACGAACTCATCAATAGCTACACCCAAGGCATTCTCTACAGAGGTAGCAACAGGGTCAATAAGGAAGTTCTGAGGCATTACAGGGTTAAGCTTAACGCAAGTACGGTCTTGTATAGTGACACCAACAGCAGTCAATTCACCGCCCATAACAGGCTGTGTGGCTGGTTTCATTTCTTTTTCGGTAGTAAGTTCAATCTCAGCAATGCCTGTACCGAATACGGCTGCATTGATAAGACACTCGGCTACATTCTTACGGATTTTGTTGCGTTTGAAGTCTGATTCAAGGCTAGTACGTAGGACTTGTATGTCCATCTTCTCCGTGTCGCCTGCATCATCTTTAATATCGAACCACTTACCCCGACCGAAGGTAGCTTCTTCTAGTTCTGCTACAGATGACTCAACAGCCTGTTGTAAGGCAGGGGAAACAATTCTGGAACGCTCTGATTGTCGTGTTCTGTCTTCAGCAGACCACTGTCCACGCCATAGTCGGTAGTATTCATCAAACTTTTGGGAGTAATTAGCCTCGAAATGGTCACGCCAGTCGCCGCATTTTGATTCTACCCAGTCTTCTAAGCGTTCTAGTCGGTATTGTTCTTTGTCTAACATAGTTTAATATCCTGAATAGTAGTCAGTAAATTCATATTCATCTTCCTCAAAGTCAATAGCGTAAGCCACCTTAGCCAGTTGGTCTATGTAGGCTAGTGCATCTATTAAATCATCGTGAACAAGCTTATTGGGGAACTGGAATAGCTCATCTAAGAACTGTGTGTTCCACTCACCCTTGTTTAGTGTAATGTTACCATGCTCAAAGCGTCCCTGTAGTGCCCAGACAACCCTGTCTATCTTTCTTTGGTTACCGTGTGTAAGCTCTTCTACTCTAAAGAACCGCTGGTTCTTCTTCATTATGTCATTCAAGTAAGGATGCAC